TTCTTTAATGTGTTTATCTTTGATTAACTTATTCCCAACATCATAATCATTCATTCTAATCTCCATCTTGGTATTTCTGGTAATAAGTTCCCATCAAGAGTAACACGAAAACTGTAAGGATTTAGGTTAGCTTTCACATTTCCATAGTGCATTTGCCTGTGATGATTGGCACATAAACACATTATATTATCTGTTTCATCTGAACCATTTTTTGAAAGTGGAACAACATGATGAGCTTCTGAGTATTTGCGACCATTTTCCTTTACAAAAGAACTTTCTAAAGTTTTACCTTGAGCCTTACATATTTGACATTCATCCTGAAAATGATCTTTAACTTTATTTCCATTAGGTCCTCGCTCTATTCTTTTAGATTCTTTTGTATCTTTTTCTTTTTGTTCTGGAGTTACTCTCTCTGGATAAGAAAGTATCTCTACATCTTTACTTTTAATATGCATTAAACGTGTGCATTTACATTCTTTAAGATAACCTAATTCCAAATTTTTAGTAACATTAGCTATAAATGAAAATTTCATACCTTCTGTAATTTCATTTTTATATGAATATTCATAAAAACCTGCACTATTTGTCTGATAGAAATTTTTATTTTCATCTTCAAAAAAGAAACCATGATAACCGAAAAAATGATAACCTGTTACAGAGTTAATATTTCCCCAATCTGTGTCTACACAACAAATAAGTTTTAGGTTAATTTTTTTTTGCTTTTCACCCTCTACATAACAATGTTTTGAATCTTTATACTTTGGTAAAAATAAATTACACATTTCTCCCCAAGTTAATTTATTGTATGCCATATTAATTCCTTTCTTAATCATTCATTCTATTCTCCATAATCTCCATAGGTTTGCATGGCCCATCCAATCTCCTGCGAATCTTTTAGTTAATTTAATCTTATAAACTTTTTTCAAATACTTTTGAATTTCATTAGCTTTTGTTTCAGAGTTAACTACAAAGCTATCCCCAATTTCCATATTCTCGACAAAATCATAAATACCTTCCTTAAATTTAGCTTTTGGCATTGGAATGTTTTTTTCAATTTTGTAATAAGTCTCCATCTCTTTTCCTTTCTTAATCTTCAAGTGTTAGACATAACCCTACGATAACAAACACAAGAGCTATGAATAACACACAAATCCATATAAAAAATACTAAGTCCAAAATTCATCCCAGAACATTTTTAATTCTTTTAAATCAGCGACACAATTAAATGAACCATGTTTAGTCATTTTGATCAAGAACTCTGCCCAGGAATCACAATCTCCGATAATCTCTTGAGCATGATCCCAGAACTTCTCTTCTAAATCTAATATCCAATTTGACATTCCCATTTGAACTTCCTTTCTAAAGTTGTGGGGGGATTTCTCCCCCAGTT